CCCCATTATACCAAGTGTCATCAATCAAAACATTATTATCAAACTGCAGTTTTGCTTCCCAATATGAACACTCACCCTTTGACTTACATAACTGCACAATCTCTCGTTTGAAGTATTCTTTACCTTCTTTTTGAACATCTTCATTGAGTTCTTTATTGGAACCATAATAGGTTTTCCAATCACTTTCTTTGACGCTTCTTCTTCTACGAGTCTTGCCCTTAAGAGGTGGCTTACTTACTTTGCTCCAGAAAAACTTTTTACCAATGTACTTTTTATTTGTTTTTGTATTGGTAATAATATAGACGAATCCATAGAATTCTTCGGGTGGACTTAATACTGCTTCACCAGAGTAAGTCCATGGATTCTCGTAAGGTAGGCTGTCATTCGTAGTCATCTTCCAGGTCTTCATCGTAAATGTCGTGCCCACACACAGGGCAAAAGACTATATCTTCATATTTATAGTCTTCACCCTTCACGACAATTTTACCTGAAGAGCCACAGTTCTCACAGTCGTAATGCTTAGTAACTGACATTACGCAGCCTTGCCCCAAACATCTTCCCAATTACCAGATAACGCACCCTTGGCATAATCGGTAACACGATTCTCGAAGAAATTGCCGTGGGTTGGCGCATTGATCATTTCTTCGACCCATAATAGAGGGTTCTTTTTAACTTTGAAAATTCCCTTAAGACCGAGTGAAATAAGACGACGATCAGCAATATACCTGATATACTTTTTAACATCCTCAGCAGTAAGATCTGGCATGTCGCCCATGCTGAAAGAAAGATCAATAAACTTATCTTCGAGTTCAACCATCTTCTCAGCAATAGTATAAATCTTAGATTTAAGTTCATCGTTCCAAAGTTCACGATTCTCCTCTACGTATGTTCTGAAAACTTTAATCATTGACTCAGCATGCATTGTTTCATCAACAATAGACCAAGTAACGATTTGACCCATACCTCTCATAAGACCATGGCGTGGGAAATTCAATAACATAATAAATGAAGAAAATAATTGCATACCTTCAGTAAACGCTGAGAATGCTGCAATATTTACAGCAACAGATTCAGATGTACCGTTCTTACTCGATAGATCCATAAAGTAGTCATGCTTTTCGCGCATTTCTGAATACTCTAAGAACTCAGCATAAGTTGTTTCTGGCATTCCTAATGTTTCAATCAAGTGACTATATGCTGCGATGTGTAATGCTTCTCTAGCAGCAAAGCCAAGAAGCATCATACGGATTTCTGGTTGTCTAAAATATGGAAGATAGTTAGTAACATACCCACCAGCAACATCGATATCTCCTTGTGTGAAGAATCTAAAAATATTGGTAAGGAAATGCTTTTGTGGTTCTGTTAACTTGTTTTTCCAATCCTTCACATCTTCAAGCATTGGAACTTCTGTGTGAAGCCAGTGTGCTTGTTCATGTTTTAACCATGACTCATAAGCCCACGGATAGTGAAATGGTTTAAATGAATTTCGATCATCCGTGATCTTTAATTTTTCTTTTCTAAGTGCCATCTTACTTATTCTTTCTCTTAAATGATGATACCATATCTTCAAACGCAGTGAATGCGTCTTTATGCATATGGAAAGTTGCTACTTCTTGGTACTCTTTTTCTTCGTCATCTGGTGTTTCTAAAATCTTAACTTGTGTAATACCAAACATTTCGTCATCAACATTACAAATCATAAACTTATATTTTACTGGAGCATATTCGAATGTGTCAGGATCCCCACCGCCACCTTCTTGTCTAATAGGAATTAATTCCTCAACAACCTTCTCTCGCTCTACCATATTTCTATCAAACTCAACCATAATATCCTCCAATTAAACTACTTTTAAAATGTTCATAACTGCAGATTCTACCGCAGCTTTCATTTCCATGTTAGATGCTTCTTCGTAAACTTCATCAGTTCTGATGATGTCCTGTAATAATTCTTGCAGTTCTTCTTTATTGATCTCACCATTATCATACATTACTTTATAAGAATTAGCAAGTTGTATCTTTTCTTCTGCCCATGTGCTCATTTACTTATTCCTTGATTGAAGTGCTTTTGCGATTGCATCAGCTTGTTTTGACATGAGAGTTACTTTAGCAACACAAAATCCTTTGCTCATAGTTCCCTCTTTTGCTTTGTTATGCAACCCCAAAGTAGTTTCATTAAATGGACGAATCAGTTGCAAAACATCTTTACTCTTGCGAGTGTCTGCGTAAATCCATAACCATTCTTTTCTTTCTTCAATTTTTGTAGTTGTTTCTAATGCAGTAGTAGCACTAGTACAATTAATCTTGTTAATTAAGTATCTGATGTCAGTTACTGCTGCTGCTTCATTTGCGTCCCACGATGAGGGGAGCATGTCTTTAACTTTCTCAAACGCAGCGCACCCTGCCAACGATAAACTAATCAGTAGAACTGCTATCGTCTTCATTTGATCCCTTTTCTAGATAAAAGGCAACTGTTGCCCTTGCTGTTACTGGTAGTATTTCATACTTCTCGCTAGAAGAAAGATACAAAAGATCACCTTGTTTTAGTTCCTTTGTTATCTTTGTTTCATTCTGCTCTAGTTCAACTTTTGCTGCGCCTAATGCTTGCCAGAAGATGATATCTTTACTTATAGATTTATTACCAGTCGAATTCGCAGCAAAACTTAGCAGAATATCTGCTGAGAAAATTTTGTTTCTAAGAAAACTATTAAGATTTTCAATGTAGTAATTTATATCTCTGATGTTTTCAGCACCCATAAGTTGGTAGCTAAGAATCCCTAAAGGAAATCCTATTTGATTATCTGCACAATACTGTAGATAATAAACAGGTAAATCCCAACTAAACTCTGCTGGCATTACATCTTCCAAAACCAACCAAGACTTGTTAACTAGAGATCTATTTAAATCGTTTTTTACTCCTTCACTTAGTATCATTTTCTTCCTCATACATTACAGTGTTAGTGTCACCCAAAGCCCACTTCGGATTTTGTTCAACAACATATTTCTTAGTGCAAACTCTAAAATCAGGAAACTTCAATTCTTTAGGATTGCTTGCTGCGTCTAAGAATATACAGCGATTGTTTGGCTGCGCTGCATATTGCCCATTATACAATTCAATAAAATTAAAACTCTTATGATCCTCTGGCCACTCAGCATAACTTGTATCAATTATGTTTAGATCTGGCGCTGAGTGGTCAACAGTAAACATATAATTGCCCTCATGGAACTGCTTATCTTTCGCATAAAACTTACAGCTTAGATTTCTAATAAAAGACTTTTGAATGATAGTAAAGTCATAACTAAAACAGTCCCAAATCTGTAGGGTGTCTAAAGATAAAAACTGTTTAGGATCAATATTCTCTGTGCGTGATACATACGCATGTAAAGGTAACTTGTCATAAAGCGCTCCGTAGTTTGGTAAATATGATTCTATTCTAAATGCCTGTCCGCGAATGCTTTTTATGCTGACCCAGATACAGGGTTCGAATTCTCCATGTCCTTTCTCAAAATCATATAAGAATTCTTTTCTTACATAACAGTGAACTGGTGGTAAATTTCCTACTAGGTGTGCCATTTATTTTTCCATTAGTTGATTCACAAACTGTAGTAGTAAGTGATGTTTATTTCCAGTCCAACATTTCTTCATCCATGAATAACTATCATACCAATGTTGTTCGGCTTCAAGATGACATGCAATTAATCCTATGTTATTTTGTATGATAGCCATAGGATCACCATTCATGTATCTTGCTACTGTTTCAAATTTTGTTTCATCTCCTTCAACTGCAAATCCATCATAAAAGTACATTCTTTCTCGTTGATCATTCCAGTCAACTTCCAAGTATTTGGCGTGTGGTCGTTTTGTGTCTGTGTTTGGTCTTTTAATATACTGCGTGGTGGTAACGCCATCAGATAGAACATCAAGATAATCGTGGTTAGCCCAATAACCACCCATACAGATTCCGAGATACTTACCACCATTTTGTACAAAACTACGGATTCTGTCGCCATTATTAGCAAAGCACATATCAAATTTACTAGCATCACCAAAGCCACCTGGGATGCACACAATATCAACGTCATCAAAGAAGTCGTCCTCAAGTTCATGTTTAGTGAATATCTTAAACCTATAGTTCGGTGTCAATGCATTGATGATACCATTGCCTGATTGCACCGAACAATACGGCTGGTGCATAAACAATGCTACAGTTTTCATTTACCCCTCGCATGCTAAACATTCTGCCCCTTCTGCCAATGCTTTCAAATCGATCTCTTGAATAACTTCTCTTTCGATTTTCCTAGCAACCTTATCTGCTTTACCAATTTTCTCAGATCGGCAGTAGTATAATGTTTTTAGTCCTTGCTTCCATGCTTGAAAATGTACCGCATGGAGATATTTGATGTTGGAATCTGGTCTAAAGAATAGGTTGACTGACTGGGCTTGGTCGATGTGTTCTTGCCTATCAGCTGCATGCTCAATAATCCATCTTTGGTCAATTTCCATTGATGTTTTAAAGGTATCTTTCGTAAGGTCATCAAGGAACTCAAGATGTTGAATACTTCCATCGTTGGCGATGATACTTGACCAGATTTCGTTATAATCCAATTTACTGTCATTGTCACATTTCTCCTTAATAATTTTGTCGAGGTAGCGATTCTTATTTAAATGAGAACCCGATAGAGTGTCTTGGCGATAAGCATTAGCCCTATAAGGTTCAATACTAGGAGAGGTATTGCCCATAATAATGGAAGAACTAGCATTGGGAGCAATTGCCATAGTATGGCTGAAGCGACGACCAGTACCCTGAGCATCAGGTGCTTCACCTCTTTCAGATCCAAGTTCGATATTAGCATCATCGAGTTTATACCTTATGTGTGAAAAGATTTGATTGTTTGATACTTTAGCCATCACACCCTCAAAAGGCACCCCTCTCTTCTGAAGATAGGCATGAAATCCTAGGGCACCAATGCCAATACTACGCTCACGACTAGCAGAGTATACAGCCCTGGAAATGGTATCAGGTGCATTAGTAATAAAATACTCCAGCACGTTATCAAGCATTTCAGCAACATCCCTAAGGAATAAAGGTTCATTCTTCCACTCATCATAGTACTCCAAATTTAATGATGACAAACAACATACAGCAGTACGTTCTTCATTTGTTGGTAAAATAATTTCAGAACAAAGATTTGATTGATGGACTTTTAATCCCTTGTCCTTTAGCCATTGTGGCAGTTTACGATTTGACTCATCAATAAAATGTAAATATGGCTCACCAGTCTGCATGCGTAGTTCTAAAATCTTCTGCCATAATTCGCGAGCAGAAACTGTTTCTCTATGCTCTCCTGAGTGTGGATCAATTAGTTTCCAAGAATCATCAGATTTAGGATCAAGCATACAGCGTTCAATAATTTCCATAAACTTATCAGGAATATTGATACCATGGTGTAGATTCAGAGTACGCATGTTCTGATCGCCAGTAGGCTTACGCATTTCTAAGAAAGGAATAATATCTGGATGGCTAATATCGAGATAAGCAGCGTAGCTACCGCGACGAGTCCTGCCTTGACGATAAGCCAAAGAAGACGCATCGTAAATTTTAAGGTGAGGCATAACCCCAGTGCTCTTGTCATCAGCCGAACGGATACCAAAGCCAATGCCAACACCGCCACCAAGCATAGAAAGCCAATTAGTTTCGCTAAGATTATCAACTAAACCCTCCGCAGTATCTTCAATATAATTTAAAAAACAGCTAATCGGCAAACCACGTTTACTACGCCCAAAGGATAGGATAGGCGTCGAATATGACAACCAGTGTCTACTTGAATAGTTGTACAACCGCTGAGCATGAGCAGGATTACTGCCAAACTTACTCGAAACAAAGGCAAATCTTTCTTGAGGTGATTGTTCATCATCCCTCATATAACTTTCTCTTAGTCTAATTTTACCTAATTCATCAAATAGTTCATCACGCGAATAATCTATTTTAATGCCGTGAACAACATTCTTCATATGTTTCTCCAATTATTCTTATTCTGGTACAAACTCTGTTGTCATGGGGAATACTTTAGCAATTACTTTCGCACATTCTCTAGCAATTTCCATGTGTTCTTTTTGTGTTCCGTTAGATGAACGTAGTTCAATATAATGAACCCAGCTACGCAATGTGCCATTCATATATAAGCGAGATACTGTTAATCCTTCTGGAAGAAGCGCTCTTGCCTGTTCTTTAGCAATACCTTTTTGAACTGCCCATGTATAAGCATCTCTAGCCTTTCGAATCATTTCTCTCTGAATGTTTTCCCAACCTGCTGCAATAAATCTATGCTCATCATTATGTATGTCAATATCGATAGAGTTTTGTCTATTCGTAGTGTCTTGGAGTCTTGGTTCTCTAAACACAAAATCTAAATCTTTAGTTGGATCAGCATAGCGTTGGGAAAATTCTTGAAATGAAAAAGAGCGATGACGTAACATTTGTCTAGCAATGTCACGTGTTGTTTCAATTTCTAAACAAACACTGACCATCTCTAATGGAGACCAATGTTTATTCTTAACAAGATAACGAATTAATTTCTCTGATGTTTCTGTGTTAAGTTGATTTGATGGGTTTGATACTCTGGCACAATACGCAATTAGATCTTGCACATTACCTATATTAACTGGCATTTCGTCATACGGCTCTGAATAACTAATCAATTTTACTTTCATACTTTTCTCCAAATTGCGAATCTAGCCATAGCATTCAGACCACTGTATGAGTTTCTATTTATGATATCAACTATCTCATCAACAGAGAAACCGCCATCTAAAATCATGTCATTAATATCTTTTTGTTTAACTTCGTCAGGGAACATACATACAGTATACCCTTCTTTTATATATTTTTCAAGTTGTTTTACAATATCTTTGTTTCTTGGTTCATTATCCATAACCAAGACGCAGTTGCTTTTTACTTTTTGAATCTCTAGAAGATCGAAAGAAGCACCACTAACAGCAACACAATTGGGAAGGAAAAGAGAATCAATTTGCCCTTCAACAACAAATACTTTCTTTCCCCAGTTGATCCTGTCCATACCATAAATTTTCTCCTTGTCTTCATTGAGTTTGATTGTGATATACTTTGGTTCTTCCTTTCCGAATGCTCTCCCGCTGTAGGCAAAGACTTTACCTTCTGGCGTAAAGAAAGGGAATACCAAACGTGGAGCATCGTTTTCCTCATTCGTAAATTTAAACTTAATACTGTTTGACCACTGCTTAAACTTTTTACAAAAATAAATTAAACTAAATTTATCTTTAGGAATTTTTCTTTTCAAGCAATACTGAACAGCAGGATGTGTTTCATCAAGTAAATCTAGCCTCTGAAGTTTAGATAAAACTTCATCTTCTAGTAACTCGGTTGTTACTTCTTTTTCTTTTTGGATTACTGCGCCTATGTCTTTGTGTGCATTATATCGCAATGCACCAGACTTGTAGCGCTCGACCACATACTCATCATATAAATGTGTGTCTATCTGTTTAATAAAATTGCCAAGATTAGATCCATATCCACAGTTATGACATTTTACGAAAAGATCTGCCTTGGCTCTGTAGATATATCCACGTGCCTTTATCTTATTTTTGGAACTGTCCCCGCAGATAGGGCAAGAAAAGTTCCAGAGATAATCTTTCTTCTGCTTGAAGTTCCTCAGACGAGGAGACAACATGGATGCATACTTTGCGTCAATGAATAACATGATAACTCCACAATGAACATGATATAATTATACTACTTTATTTCTTGAAAAGCAAGTTACCCAACAACTTTCATTATTGTAGGAATGGAAGAAATAACCCATCCTGCAAGAACTGCGCCACCAAGAATCATCCACTTCCACCTTTCTAATACACCAATTCTTCCATTAATACGCTTATCCATTTCATTCATTCTTTGCAAAATTCCTTCATGCTGATGATTTGCGTCATTAGAAATGTCGATAAGTTTATTCATAATCTTTTCGTTTCCTTCGGTGATTCTGCCGTGGACAACTTTAATTTCTTCTTTTAATTCGTTAACATCTTCTTTTACAGAGTCGACAGTTGTCTCTAGTTTAGCAACTTGAATGTCAACATCAACAAAGTCTTCTCTAGCCCC